GCACAGCGATGGCCCGGGCGATCCAAGGGGTTCAGGCGGCATCGGTATATGAGGCAAGGGGGGTATTGATCCTGTGAAAAAAATTGACGCGCGAGATTGGCTGATCGCCGGGGGGCTGATCGCGCTAGCCGTTGGCCTTGGCCTCGTTACCGGAAGCCTGTGGGGCGTGGATGTGGGCATTGGCTCTGGTCTGATTGCCGCCGGCGCTCTATCGTTTGTGCTTGGGGTACAGGGCGAAGTGGAGAGGTAACACATGGGACTGCTACCGACGATTCGCAGATCATCGCGCGGCCATGCGCCGGAAGATGATTATTGGTATTCGCCCATATCGGGCGGGACGGCCTCTGGAGTTGAAGTCGACCCCAACACGGCGCTTAATGCTAGCACGGTGTTGGCCTGCGTCCGCGTGCTTGCCGAGACGATAGCCGCGTTGCCCCTGATAACCTATCGCCGGTTTGAGGACAAGGGCAGGCCGTCGAAAGAAAGGGCGTTGCTCCACCCGCTCTATAAGGTGCTCCACGATTCGCCCAATAGCGAGATGACCAGTTTCTCGTGGCGCGAGCGGATGATAACGCACCTGCTGTTGTGGGGCAACTCATACGACAAGATCGTCAAACTCCAGACGGGGCAAGCCGTGGCGTTCTGGCCTCTTGATCCGGCGAAGATGACCATCGAGCGCAAGGGCAACAACCTCGTCTACGTCTATGATCGCGGCGGGTCAGCGGCGGCGGAATATCCGGCGGACATGATCCTCCACATCCCGGCCTTCACGACGAATGGCGTCATCGGCAAGAGCATCATCACGCTGGCGCGTGAGTCGATTGGGATGGAGTTGGCAACCGAGCAGTTCGGGAATAAGTTCTTCAGCAACGGCGCCACGCTGGGCGCTGTCTTGGAGCATCCGGGAAAGTTGACGCCGGAAGCGGTGGAGAGGCTACGCGAAAGCACGAAAAAGTACCAAGGCTCAAACAACGCGCGCAGGACGATGATCCTTGAGGAGGGAATGAAATGGTCGCAGATTGGGATACCGCCCGAAGATGGGCAGTTTCTCGAAACGCGCAAGTTCCAGCGCAGCGTCATCGCCGGATGGTTCCGTGTTCCCGCGCATCTGATAAACGACTTGGGTGACGCTAGTTTCAACAACATTACTCAGATGGACATCGCGTTCGGCAAACATGGGATCATGCCGTGGACGGTCCGGATCGAGCAAGTGCTGGTCAAGCAGTTATTCCGCACGGGCCGGTACTTCCCGGAGTTCCTTCTGGAGGGGCTGTTGCGTGGCGATCCGCAATCGCGCGGGGCGCTGTACCAGACCATGTGGAACGTCGCCGCGATCAATGCCAATGAGATCCGCGCGCGGGAGAACATGAACGCACAGCCGGGCGATCAGGGCGACACCTATTGGCGACCGATGAACATGGTGGACGCCAGCCTAACGAGCGAGCCCGCCAAGTTGACGCCGACCGAAAGCGACGATGCCGCAGACGATGACGCGGAGGGGTTGGAAACAAACGACGAAGCCGATGGCGCTGAAGAGGGTCGGTCGGCAAGGCGCGTCCCGGTCAAGGAACTACGGACGCCCGCCGAGCGCAACCGCCTGCGGATCGCATGGGAGCCGATATGGCTGGACGCGGCGCAGCGGTTGACGCGCGGGGAAGTGCGCGAGATCATCAAACTTGCCGAGAAGCATCTGAGAAGTACGGACGGTTTTCTGGCGGCTACGGATGACTACTACGAAAACTCCTTCCCGGCGTACTACACGCGATCCATGCGGCCTGTCGTGTCACAATACAGCGCCGAGATCGCGTTGGTTGCGGCTGGAGAGTCCGGAGCCGCAGACGTGGCAATGGGCGACTTCATAGAAACCTATCTGGCGTCACTCAGGAACCAACACGCCGGGTCGTCACTCGCGCAACTCCGATGGCTGCTCAAGAAAAAGGGCGGCGAAGGCGTGTTGGCGGAAATAGAAGAGCGGATGAAGGAATGGACAGACAAGCGGCCTGGTAAGATCGCTAGTCGCAAGGTCATTCAGACCGATGGCGCTATCGCGCGCGAGGTCTGGCGGCGACAAGGCGTTGAGACGATCACGTGGACAACGAACGGAAAGAACTGCCCGACCTGCGACAAGTTGCACGGCAAAGTAATTGGCATCAATCGCTCATTCGTTCCCAAGGGCATGATGGTCGATCCGGTCGCGGGCGTTGTGCCGATCAATGACGACGAAAGGCCAGCCGGGCAACAGGCTCCCATCAAGGCTGGCGCCAACGTCCTACACCCGCCACTGCATGGCGGGTGCGATTGCTCAATCATTTTGGGGTGATTATTATGGCAAACGCAAAGGTTGAAACGCGGACTTACGGTAACGTGGTTTTACGGGCAGCCGGCGATAAGGCAGATGAAAGCCGCCGAATCGAAGGCCATGCGGCCGTGTTCGGCAGTGAGACGGAGTTGTGGCCTGGCGAGTTCGAGCAGATCCAGGCCGGCGCGTTCGCGCGGACGCTCAAGGCCAAGGCCGACGTTCGCGCGCTGTTCAACCACGATCCAAACATGATCCTTGCCCGGACGGCAAGCGGAACGCTCGCCGTGAGCGAGGACAAAGAGGGATTGTGGTATGGCTTCGACGCTCCGAACACGACGGCGGGCAACGATGTCCTGGAAAGCATCCGGCGCGGCGACGTGACTCAAAGTTCCTTCGCCTTCAGCGTGCCAGAAGGCGGGGAGATCTTCGAGACCAAGAAGGATGGCTCGGTCCTGCGGACTGTCGTTGACGCCAACTTGTTCGACGTGTCGCCGGTGACCTACCCGGCCTATCAGGACACGGATGTGGGGGCGAGAGAGAGTGCGGCACGTGTGGCATTCCGCAACGCGCCCAGCGCAACGCCGGAGCCCGAATCCGAAGAGGCGCCAGCAATGCCCGAGGATTCCAGCACGGCGTCGGCCATAGCCTACCCTATGGTTGCCCCGGAAGACGCGCCAGATCCAATCGTGCGCGCTGTGGAAGCGTTCAACGCGGCCTACTCAGCCGCGCTCGACGATACGAACGAAAACCGTGAGAGCGAGGAGCCAGACGGTGACGGACCAGTGTCCCAACCCGACGACTCCGGCGATGGAGAGCCAATGCCCTCCGATGCGGATGAATCAGAAGTCGATCCAGAAACACCCGCAGAGGTTGCCCCCGCTCAGCGTCATCGCGCGCAAGTTGCCGCGCGGCGCGCCGATAGGGTGTGCGCCTCGCTATCTCATCTCATGGGGGACTAAGAACATGAGCCACATCGACGACCTGCGACTGGAATTGTCCAGTTGCATCGACGAGCAGCAATCAATCAGAAGCCGAGCCAACGACGAACACCGCGACCTGAGCGAGACGGAACATACACAGGTCAACGGCATCCTTGACCGCGTTGAGGACATCAAGGCCCAGATCGAACAGGACACACGCGCCCGCAAACTGTCCGATTGGTCCTCAACGTCGCAGGACGACAACGAGCCGCGCCCGGACATCGGCGAGTCAGGCAATTCCAAGCGATACTCTGGCTCACAGCCAGCCCGGTTCGGATCGTTCGGCGAGTACTTGATCGCCGTATGCCGTGCGGCGCAACCCGGCCATCCCATCGACCCGAGGTTGCATCAGCGCGCCTCGGGCATGAGCGAAGGCGTGCCGGCCGATGGCGGATTCCTGGTTCAGACGGACTTCGCCGCCGAACTGCTCAAGCGCACCTACGCGACAGGCGTGGTCGCCAGCCGATGCCGCAAGATCCCGATCAGCAGCAACGCCAACGGCATCAAACTGAATGCCGTCGCCGAGACCAGCCGCGCCGATGGTTCGCGCTGGGGCGGAGTCAGAGTGTACTGGGAACACGAAGGCGCGACGAAAACGGAAACCCAGCCCGAACTTCGCCAGATCGAGTTGACCCTCAAGAAACTGATCGGTCTGTGCTACGCGACCGACGAACTCCTACAGGATGCGACCGCGCTCGAAGCGGTCATCATGCAAGCATTCTCTGAGGAGTTCGGCTTCCGGGTCGACGACGCGATCATCAATGGCAACGGCGCTGTTCAGATGCTCGGCATCCTCAACTCGCCGGCGCTCGTCACGGTGAACGCAGAAGGCGGGCAGGCCGCAGACACCATCATCTACGAGAACATCGTCAGCATGTGGTCTCGGATGTACGGCCCGAGCCGCCTGAACGCCGCATGGTACATCAATCAGGACATCGAGCCGCAACTTTACACGATGAGCCTCGCTGTCGGAACCGGCGGGCAGTTGGTCTATTTGCCACCGGGTGGGGCGAGCGGTACGCCGTACGCCACACTCTTCGGCAAGCCGGTCATTCCGATAGAGCAGGCTTCGACCGTCGGCACCGTCGGCGACATCATCCTGGCCGACATGAGCCAGTACCTCCTCGCCGACAAGGGCGGCGTTCAATCCGACCGATCCATCCACGTCAAGTTCACCACGGACGAGACCACGTTCCGCTTCGTCTACCGAGTGGACGGGCAGCCGTGGTGGAGTTCAGCGTTGACACCGAAGAGCGGCAGCGCCAACACGCTCTCGCCCTTCGTCGCGCTGGCTTCGCGCGACTAGTAGCGATGGAAGGCCAAGCAGGAAAGCAACGCGCTTGACGTAGCGTTGCCACAAACAGAAAACCGGGGGACTTGAAAAATGCTTTTGAGCCAGCAAGTAAAATTCGTCAACGCGCTGCCGCCCATCGAACTCAACGCGGCAAATGGGGGCGACTGCGACTATGTGAGCCTGGAAAACTATGGTCATCTGACCATCGTTATTCAGCAAGGGGTGGTCGGCGCGGCATCGACAGCGACCGTGCAGACGCACACGACCAACAGCGGGGCCGGAACGGCGGTAGGCTTCTCATACCGCGCGGAGACCACGGCCGCCGGCGACACACTCGACGATCTGACAGCCGTGGAAAGCACGGGGATCGCGATGGGGACCACAAACAACACGATGTACATCATCGAGATCGACGCCGCCACCTTGGCCGAAGGCAGCCCGTGGGTTCGCGCCCAGCTTTCCGACCCAGCCGGCGATTCGTTCGGCAGCGTGCTGTATATCCTCAGCAAGCCGCGCTACGCAGGGGACACCATGCCCACGGCAATCGCCTAGCGCGTTTGTTGTGAGCGGACAACCGGGGCGCCCGGCCATTGACCGGGCGCCCCATTCAGCCAAAACCATTTCGGAGGTTAGAACGATGAGAAACTGGAGACTAGTCGCTGCGGCGCTGCTGCTGCTGATGGGCGTGACCGCGAATGCGGCTGTGACAAGATACATGAGCGAATGGCGGGGCGGCTACCTCTGTTTCCGCAACGCCTCGACACACGAGACGGTCCACGTGATCGCCGACGTGACGATGTTCGACGACTTCACGGGCATCGCGCTGGACGCAACGAACGACTGGACGGTTGCCGGCGTCAACTCCGGCACGGTTGCAACCAATATCGCCACCGGCGGGACCGCGCGGTTTACCACCGGGGCGGCCGATGACGATGACGTGGATCTGGCAACGGGATTGATCTACAAGGCCAGCAAGGCTTGTGTGATGGAGGCGCGCATCGCCATTACGTCCGCTACGGCGGAATTGGCATTCAACGTCGGCTTTACCGACGCGACTGGGGAAGGAGCCGACCTTCTCCCGTTCGGCTATGCGACGGCAACCCTGACAAGCACGGCGTCGGATGCTGCGCTCTTTTTCTATGATCCGGACGCGACACTCGATACGATCCACTGTGCCAGCGTTATCAACAACGTGGACGGGACGATTACGAACACGACAACGGCGCCCGTGGTGGACACATACAACGTGTTCCGAGTCGAGATCGACACGGCCGGCAACGTGGACTTCTGGCTGGACGGCGACCACGTCGCCAGGCAGGCGCTCGGCATCACTACCACGGACGCGCTCTGCGCCTATGTGGGAGTCATCAATCGCTCGGCAGTAGCCACCACGCTGGACGTTGACTACATCCGCGTGTGGCAATCCAGGTAAGGAGAGCGAGTCTATGCGAGTCAAACTGAATAGACCGTACAGACAACCGGGCCGCCTCTGGAACAAGGGCGAGATTATGACGGAGGAGTATATTCCCACCGTCATTCTGCGCGCGCTTGTGCGATACGGCAGCGGCGAACTACTGCCGGAGCCGGAGCCCGAAGCGGAAGTTATCGAAGAGGCGCCAGCGCCGGAGCCAGAGCCGGAGCCAACGCACGACATCGCGGAGTCGGCTATGATCGCGCCTCCCGAGACGGCCATGCGGCCGCCAGCGCAGCCGCGCCGAAAGCGTAGGCACAAGAAGAGCGCGCCGCCGGACCAATACTGACAGAGCCGGCAATAGGTGTCGCCGTCACGAATACGCGGCGACGCCTATGCCGGAACGCTCGTACCAAGGAGCCAAACCATGAGCATCAAGTTGAGACTACTATTGGCTGGCGCGGTTGTGGCTTGCGCCGCCGTTGCCATTGCCGCCACCACCACGGGCTGGCGCTATCCCTACATTGTGACGCGCGACACCGGAGCAGCGGCAGTCGCGACCACGGTGGAGTTCGAATCCACGTCGCTCCTGGACGAGATCCGCTTCACGATGGAAACGGCCGGCAACTCGACCGACACCCTATATGTAACGATTGATTCGGCGGGGGGCGCTGAATACGATTGCGTCATTACATCGGTGTCGATGAATGGACTAACCGACCACCACTATCAGCCGACGAATCCCGTCATTCTAGGGCCGGACGATGCCATCGACGTGGTGATGGCGAACGACACCAGCACTACCTACGGAATCGAAATCGTGTGGAGGCGATTGCCGTGAACCTGTATGCGAACCTCTACGATCTGAAGAGTTGGCTGTGCCTCACGGGTACGAGCGATGACGCGCTGCTGCTGGCGATCCTCGAAGCCGTCTCTCGTGAGGCTGACGCCTATTGCGGACGCCACTTCTTCACGGAGACGGCGACGCGGTACTTCGACGGATCGCGCGGGACGACGCTATTGATTGACGACGTGCTATCCGTGTCTGCTCTCACGACGGACTCGGAACTCGACAACACGTTCGACGGTGAGACGTGGGTTGCCGCTTCGGACTATGTGCTCGGGCCGGACAACACGTGGCCTCGCTGGAAGGTTTTCAGTTTGATCGGCGTGGGCGGCGACTATGCGTGGTTGCCGCTGCAACGCTACGTCAAGATCGTCGGGACGTGGGGCTATGGGGCTGGGCGCAACGCCGACCCGTGGACAGCCACGGCGATCACAGGGACCGTCGCGGACACGACGGGGACCTCGCTGACGCTCAGCGCCGCCGGGACGGTGCGGGCCGGCCACACGATCAAGATCGGGACTGAGCAACTATATGTCTCGGCGGTATCGACCACGACGGCCACGGTAACGCGCGGCGTCAACGGGACAACGGCGGCAGCGCACACGGCGGTGGCGATCTCACTCGCCGAGTATCCGGCAAACCTTGAGCAGTCCGTGACATGGTTCGCCGCCGAGACGTACAAGAACCGCGCCTACGCCGGATTCGTCGCCGAGTCTGTGGGCGAGCATCGCGTGCAACTCCAAGCTCCGCAGCAGATG